AGAGACTAGGAAAAAGATGGCAGAATCTGCTAAACTAAGAGAAGCAAAAAAGAAATTATCAATTATCAGGGAGATATAACATGGCATCAAAAATGTTCAGTTCAGAACAACGTAGTAAATTGACTCAATTAGTTAATGAGGGTATTGCTGTATTAACTGAAATTGAAGATTTATCAGCAGGCTTAAATGATACTGTTAAAGCTGTAGCAGAAGAATTAGAAATCAAACCAGCTATCTTAAAGAAAGCCATCAAGATCGCCCAAAAATCAAAATTAACTGAAACCAATGCAGATCACGAAACATTGACAGACATCTTAGAAACCGTTGGCCGCACAGTTTGATCGATTGGCATAAGACTGTTAAATTTATCCGGGATGATTGGCACAGTCATCCAACTAGATTATGTTTAGAAGTTACTAATTGGATTTTAAATTTAGTAATATCATTAGCAGTGAGCCTAACTGTGCCTTATACCAATTGGTTGATTGTATATCCGATCATATTTGTAGCATTAAGCATTAGTGTATTCACATCAATCAGCCGCGGTAGTTTTGGTTTATTGATGACTACATTAACATTATTTTTAATCGACAGTGTAGGATTTTATAGAGTATTAGTGTTATAATAATTAATACGCCCACCTTGGGCATGAAGAGTGTGTGTGAGCTAGAAGTCGCACAAAAAGGAAAAAAATGAGTTACATAGACGCCTTGTTCGATAGAACAAAAGATCGTATTTACATCGTTGAACGAGTAAACGGTCAGAGACAATATCAAGAATTTCCAGCAAGTTATACATTTTACTACGACGATCCTCGTGGTAAGTTTCGCACTATCTATGACACACCCGTCAGTAGATTCAGCACACGCACAGGCAAAGAGTTCCATAAAGAACTTAAAATCAATAGTGGTAAACGCATCTGGGAAAGTGATATCAATCCCGTATTCCGCTGTCTTGAAGAAAACTATCTAGGTAAAGAATCCCCAAAACTACAGACAGCATTCTTCGACATTGAGGTTGATTTTGACCCAGTCAGAGGTTTCTCAAAACCAGAAGATCCGTTTAATCCAATCACCGCGGTATCAGTATATCTAGATTGGTTAGATAAATTAGTTACCATGGTGATCCCCCCTAAGAGCATGAGCTGGGAAACAGCAGAAGAGATAGCAAAAAACTATGACAACTGTTTCCTTATGGCTCGTGAAGAGGATTTACTTAAAACGTTCTTAGACTTGATCGACGATGCAGATATCTTAAGTGGCTGGAACTCAGAAGGTTTCGATATTCCGTACATGGTACAGCGTACTAATAGAGTGTTGAGCAAAGACGACACCAGACGTTTTTGTTTATGGGGTCAATTCCCCAAGCAACGTGAGTTTGAACGCTTTGGTGCGGCTAATATGACATTTGACTTGATTGGTCGAGTACACATGGACTATATGCAACTGTATAGAAAATACACCTATGAAGAACGCCACAGTTACAGTCTAGATGCTATCGCTGAATATGAATTAGATGAACGTAAGACACAGTATGAAGGTACATTAGATCAATTATACAATCAAGACTTTACAAAGTTTATTGAATATAATAGACAAGATACTGCACTACTGGCCAAACTAGATAAGAAACTACGCTTCTTAGATCTAGCCAATGAACTAGCACATGACAATACTGTATTGTTACAGACAACTATGGGTGCTGTGGCAGTTACAGAACAGGCTATCATCAATGAAGCACATCAACTAGGCATGGTCGTACCAAATCGTAACCGTGATGAGCAATTTGACACACAGGCCGCAGGTGCTTATGTAGCGACTCCTAAAGCAGGCATGCATGATTACATTGGCGCTATTGACATTAACTCACTATATCCATCAGCTATTCGCGCACTTAATATGGGTCCTGAGACTATCGTAGGACAACTGCGTCCTGTGATGACCGAACACTATATCAAAGAGAAACAAACTGGAGGTTCGTCATTTGCTGACGCATGGGAAGGTTTGTTTGGCAGTTTAGAATATGCCGCAGTGATGAACATGGAACCAGGTACTGAGATCACTATCGATTGGGCTAATGGCTCCAGTGATGTCCTAAGTGCCGCAGATGTTTGGCGATTGATATTTGACAGCAATAAACCTTGGATCTTATCAGCCAACGGAACTATATTTAATAATGAACGTAAAGGTGTTGTACCAGGCTTGCTAGAACGTTGGTATGCTGAACGACAAGACATGCAGGCTAAAAAGAAAGAGGCAACTACAGATGAAGACAAAGCATTCTGGGATAAACGACAATTGGTTAAGAAAATTAATCTTAACAGCTTGTATGGTGCTATTCTTAATCCTGGTTGTCGCTTCTTTGATAAGCGTATTGGACAATCCACTACCCTTACCGGTCGTACCATTGCCCGTCACATGGATGCCTACATAAATGAATGTATCACTGGTAAGTATGATCACGTAGGTGAAGCTATCATCTATGGTGATACAGACTCATGTTACTTCTCAGCTTGGCCAATGGTCAAGGCAGATGTTGAGGCGGGTAAGATGGAATGGAACAAAGATATAGCAGTAGGTTTATATGACAGTATCGCTGATCAGGTCAATGAAAGTTTTCCACAGTTCTGTGAAAAGGCTTTCCATACTCCACGACGTCAAGGCGAGCTTATCAAAGGTGGGCGTGAACTTGTAGCACTTAAAGGCTTGTTTATCAAGAAAAAACGATATGCTGTGCTGATCTATGATATGGAAGGCAAGCGTTTAGACACTCACGGTGTCGCAGGCAAAGTAAAAGCCATGGGGTTGGACTTGAAACGCAGTGATACTCCAAAGGTTATCCAAGACTTCTTAAGTGATATCTTGCTTGATGTACTTACCGGCACACAGCGTGAGGCTATCATTGACAAAGTCCGTGAATTTAAACTGGTATTCACAGAGCGTCCAGCTTGGGAAAAAGGCACACCTAAACGTGTCAACAACTTGACCAAATATTCAAAAGAAGAAGAACGCCTAGGCAAAGCCAACATGCCCGGACATGTACGTGCGGCTATGAATTGGAATAACTTAAAACGCATGATGAATGATCAATACAGCATGAGCATAGTTGATGGCATGAAGACCATTGTTTGTAAATTAAAAGATAACCCACTTGGTTATACATCAATTGGGTATCCAACTGATGAAACACATATACCTGCGTGGTTTAAAGAGTTACCGTTTGATCAGGATTCAATGGAAGCTGGTATCGTAGATCAAAAGGTAGAAAATTTATTAGGTGTGTTAGATTGGAAGATTGGTGAAAACACACAAATTGCCACTACATTTGATAATCTATTTACGTTTGAATAATGAATACTATTGTTGATTTACTCAGATATCGAAACGATCTAATTAATCACCTTGGATCTTTAACTACTAAAATAGATGTTAGTGAGCCATTGATATCACTAGCTAATTTAAATTCAATTCACACTAATGTGTCTTTCTCTACTGAACATATTAGAAATTCTTTTTTTGCATTACAAGAACAAATCCAAGAAAAAAATATTAGTGTTGTTAATGAAATTAAAAAATTAATCGTTGATGTAGAAAATCAAATTGACATATTAGGACAAAGTCAAACATTTGAAACTGATGTAGATATTGATGATACAGGACAAAATTTAATTGGGGAAATATATCAACGTCCTAAACTTGCTAATTCTTTTCTTCCAGATTCTGTTATTTCTAGATGTAGAAGATATTCTACCTGGCAATATCCAGGATTAATTATTTCCCCAATAGACAAATTTTGGATAGATACTATGGTAGCATGCGACCCATTATATCTTTTAGGTATGAGCTACAGATCATCACACATTGAAGAAATAATCAGTGTATATCCTATAGAATATCAAAGAAGACTAAGAATATATAAAAATTTACACGACAAAAATTTTTCTAAATTACCAAACAATCAATTTGGTTTTATTCTAGCTTGGGAAGTGATGCTTGAATTTTCAATTCAATCAATTGAAAAATATTTAACCTTAATACTTAATTTATTAAGGCCGGGTGGAGTTTTTATGTTTAATTATAACGAATGTGATCATTTAGAGTTAGCTGAATCGAGTGAGAAAAAAGCAATACCTTATTGTAATAGTCGTATTTTAAAAAATGTCTGTGAAACCATTGGATACAACATTATACAATTTGGTGAATACAAATCTGAAGATGCAAATAATTACCTCAACTGGATTGAAATTAAGAAACCAGGAGAAATAACCACAGTAAAACGAGCACAAGCGTCAGGATCAGTATTATTAAAATAAATTTGTCAAAATCGTTGCACGATCTAAATAAAACACGTATAATAAATTATCAAAGGAGAAACATATGAGAGACCATCTATTAGACATTGTTAAAAGCACATTTGGCTTAGGAAATATTGACTTAGTTAAAATTACAGGTACCGACACAGAAACAGCTATCGAAGCACTAGCTGAAGACCGTAGTGTTATTGTTCAGGCTAAACTAAATGGACCAGTAGCAGAATTTATTGGCACATTTGGTATGCCTAACTTAGGTAAACTAAACACAATCTTAGGTATTCCGGAATATAAAGACAATGCTAAGATTACATTAAACAAACAAGACCGAAATGGTGAACAGGTAGCTGTAGGTTTACATTTTGAAAATGCCGCAGGCGACTTCAAAAATGATTATCGTTTTATGAGCCAAGAGATTGTCAATGATAAACTCAAAACAGTTAAGATGCGTGCTGTAAATTGGAATGTTGAATTTGAACCCGCAGTGACTAATATCCAAAGATTGAAGTTCATGGCATCAGCTAACGCAGAAGAAGCAAACTTTACTGCTAAGACTAACAATGATAATTTAGAATTATCATTTGGTGATCACAGCAGTCACGCAGGTAACTTTGTATTCCAAGCAAGTGTTAATGGTACATTAAGCAAAGGTTGGAGTTGGCCAGTCAAAGCTGTTATCAGCATTTTAGACTTGCCGGGTGATAAGAAATTTAGCATCAGCGACGAAGGTGCTGCACAGATTACTGTTAATACTGGGTTAGCAACTTACAATTATATCTTACCAGCACAAAGCAAGTAATGTTTGATTATTGGAAGAATCAATATACTGCCAGAGGATTTACTCCAGGTGGTATGTTTGTTAAAGACAATCTCTGCTATATTCCCATTCCAAAAAATTCCAGCAGTTACATTGGACAATTACTGTTGGAAAATGGATGGGGTATAGGTAATTTCTTAACCACTGATTTAACCAATAAACAGATAATCATTCTAGTTCGTGAGCCTATAGATCGCTGGGTTAGCGGTACGGCACAATATCTGTGTTCTGCACTGCTAAAAAATGGCAGGACGTCGATCGATATTATCAATAATTGGAACAGTATTGTACAGGATTTAATTTTTGATCGGATAGTATTTGACGATCATACTGAAAAACAAGTATACTTTATAAGTGGGATCCCTAGAGAAAATTGTGTATTCTTTAACAGCAATCGATCTCCCGAATTAGCTATCAAACAATATTTAATTAGTCAAAATCTTGATCTAAATACTGATATAGATATTGACCGCAATCAAACACAAGGTAATGAATATAAAGAAATACTAGTGAATTTTTTACAAGATCAACTTACACAAAATCCACATTTAGTCAATAAACTGATAGATACTTATAGAGAAGATTATACCATATGGAACGTGACAATTTAACTAATAAACAACTAGACTACGCTGTATTCTTGCCCGCATTAAGTGGTTTCTATGCCACTTATGTAGGTAAACAACGTTTTCCAGATGCTAATGGTAACTTGTATGTTGAAAGTACTCGTGTGCCAGCAGATTTTGAAAATGGTGTAGAAGGGCTTAATTGGCTTAATCCAGATCAGGCATACTTTCCGTATCATTGGGCACTGTATTCAGCAGGTCACGCAGAACTTGATGTAAACAAACACAGTCCCAAAGAAGATATGATACGTAATCGTGACCGTAGCCGTAGTTTTGTCTTAGGTGATAGTGGTGGTTTCCAGATTGGTAAAGGTGTATGGGAAGGCGAGTGGCGTGATATTAACAGCCCAGCTGTCATAGCTAAGATGCAGGACTGTATCAATCGCAAAACAGAAACACGAACGATTAAAGATAAAAATGGTAAAGAAAAAACTGTCACTGTAGATCTAGTTAAAGAATATCAGAATAGAATAGAAGCCGCTCAAAAGAAACGTGAACAAGTATTGGCATGGATGGATGCTTATATGGATTATGGTATGATCCTTGATATTCCAGCATGGGTAGAACGTAGTCCAGAAGGGCGTGCAGCTACTGGTATTACCAGTTACATAGAAGCCGTAGAAGCTACCTATGTCAATAATGATTATTTCATGGCTAATCGTACAGGTGCTTGCAAGTTCTTGAATGTATTGCAAGGTGAGAATCATGATGATGCTGAAGATTGGTATGAACGCATGAAAAAATACTGTGATCCCAAGCAGTACGACAAACCATTCAATGGTTGGGCCATGGGTGGACAGAACATGTGTGACGTACACTTGATCCTTAAACGTCTAGTGACATTACGTTTTGATGGATTGTTACAGGAAGGATTACATGATTGGATGCACTTCTTGGGTACAAGTAAACTCGAATGGGCTTGTCTATTGACAGACATTCAACGTGCTGTCCGTAAGTATCATAATCCAAAATTTACTATCAGCTTTGACTGTGCTAGTCCATTCTTAGCAAGTGCTAATGGGCAGATCTATATCCAAACTGAAATCGAAGATCGTAAAAAATGGGTATATCGTATGGTGCCAAGTGTAGATAATAAAAAATATGCCACTGACACACGCAGATTTAAAGATGCTGTGCTAGGTGATAAGTTATTTAAAAACTTTACAGATAGTCCAGTCAGTGAACGTTGTACTATCAAAGATGTTTGTATCTATAAACCAGGCGACTTAAACAAGATCGGTAAAGAAGGTAAGACATCGTGGGACAGTTTCAGTTATGCTATACAGATGGGTCACAATGTTTGGAGTCATATCTCAGCCGTACAAGAAGCTAATAGGCAATATGATGCTAATGTTATTCCAAACATGTTGGTGCAAGAAGACTTTGATCGTATATTATTTAGAAATCTCGTTGACGAAATATTCGCTATCAATGATAGGAAAAAAGCACTAGATCACATCGATCACTACAGTAAGTTTTGGGATAGAATCATTGGTACTAGAGGCAATACAGGTAAGAGACTTACCAATGCATCAGCTATGTATAACAAGCATTGTGAAGAAGTTGATGCCTCAGAACATCATAGAGATGACAGCGGCATGGATGAATCAAAACTTGATAAACTAGAAGAAGAGCAAGGAGAATAATATGTCAATGGGCAAACAAATATATTATCATAACTTAAAAAATGGTAGAGTGCCGGAGCTACTGAGTTATTTAGAAATCCTTAAAGAACAACATAAAGCATTAGAAAATAAGATTGCTGACGGATACAGTCATTATCTAGATGATGAACATCTCAGTAAAATCAAACATGAAAAACTAGGCATCAAAAGACAGATAGTTGAAATTGAAGAAAAGTTAAAGGCACAAAATGAAGCGTGAATATACTGAAGGTACAATAGAAGATGTTACATACTTTGTAGGTACAGAGATCGAACGCACACCTGCTTACGGTATGAATACTTTATTTGTAGTAGGTGTACAGCCATTCCAAGAAGTTATTAATTTAGCGAAAGAAAAGGCGTGTACACACATCTACTTTGGTGCTAATCAAAGTTTTCCAAAATTACCAATGGGCAATATACCATGGCGCCCATGGGAAGAAATGATCATGCAGTGTTTGGCCGCAGACTTTTGGTGTACTTTAGATTTTGATGTAGCCTGTGTAGAAAGCGTATTAGAAGGTCCAATGGTTGAGCATCGTCGTTTCATTCCACAGATTTCGATAAAGATCCCATACTTGACACAGTTGGGATATAATGCTACAATTAAGATAGACGACAAAGATTTTGATGCAACAAACCCAGGTGTTTGGTGCCACCGTCTGCGTGATTTAACAACAACAGAGACTTTTACTGATTGGGATCAATACGGTAAAGATGAGATAGTAAAATGATATTAGAAGAACGTGAACGTATAGAACGTATTAAAGCGAATGGAGTACGCACAACTTATATTAAAGTTAGAACTGAGTTTGAAGGATTCCATTTTTATCCCAATGCTGGCACGATTGACTCGCGTATTAAGTTTCTTGAAAATGAACACCGTCATATATTCAAAGTTGAAGTAAAAATATCAGTGACACATCTTGATCGTGAGTTAGAATTTTTCTTAGTAAAATGGGCTCTACAGGAATTTATTAAAGATGGTAATCAAAATCATAAGTCTTGCGAAATGATTGCCACTGATATTTTAGAGAATCATTTAATACCGTTATACGGGAATCGAGCATATACAGTAGTAGTATCCGAAGACGGAGAATCTGATGGTATTATTGAGTTTGATCCACAGCTTTAATTAATTCATCTAGTGTTATTGAACAACTTACACGTTTAGATCTATTATCAAACTTAGGTAGTAATTCTAAATTAACATAATGTCCTATAATTTCTGGAGCAATATTTTGTTTAAATCCTTCGGTGATGCTAAATTTGTGATCTAATTCAAATTTAGATCCTCGTTCTAAATTTTGAGGATTGATTTTATTTTGATAGTGTACCCAACTTTTATAAGTATGATTAAGGACTTGTTCTCGGTATAGCTCCCATTCAGTTTTTAATTCTTTGGATATAGCAATACCATTTTTAATTTTTGTATTTGTTGCTTCTACATAACATATAGGATTTCGTTTAATGGCTTTGGCTGATTGTTTTTGTTTAGTATCATTGCTATGAGTTTTATTATACATAGGGTTATTTTTACCAGAATGTCCTCCTCTATTAGCAATCGCTTCAGAAATTCTAATACCTTTAGTAGTAAGCCATTCACTATCTCTATGTTTTATCTTAAGAACAGCATTACCTTTTTCGCTCATCCGTTTCATATGTGCTCGACGTTGATCAGGTGTGGTGTTACTATCTCTTGTTGCTTGAGCTTTTTTGATAAAGCCCGGGCATTGGGTAATTTTCTCAACGCATCTCATTTCTTTGGAATTATAACTTATGTAAAAGGCTTGACATCCACACAAATAACAAGTATTATTAACATTAGCAGTAGTAAGTTTAGGCACAGTTCTATCTCTCTATTGTTATTATTTATCAATCTATAGCCATATAGGAGATTCAAATGGCACAATCAGAAAGAAAATATTCAATGAAATCTGAAATTCGACAAATTTTCAACGATTTAGATGCATGGTTGAACTACTGTCGTTTCCGTATGATCAAATATGATCCTGCTGATCTATATAGATCACCGGAATACAAAGAATGGCAAGAGCGTCGTAAGAAACGTCAACAATGGCAACAGCGTAACGGACAAGCTAATAACTATAGAAATACTAGGAGTCAATAATGACTGTATTTCTGGTAGATCTAGAAGCTGTTGAAACTAGATATACAGGCCATTGGAAATATCATGTGCCTGAATTATTAAAGGAACAAGGACATGATGTTATCGTTATTCAAGGCCCTACAGACATACCTGCCGCTACTACTCCTGGCGCTTTTCTTAATTTTGGTGGCACTAACATTTACAAAGCCCGCCAGGTTGAGGAAATTTCACGTCTCTTTACCAGTGGCAACGTTAAGCAGGGTGATCATTTCTTGTTTACTGATGCTTGGCATCCTGGCATCATTAATCTTAAATACATGTCCGAGCTGCTGGGAATAAAAGTAACTATACACGCACTTTGGCATGCTGGTAGTTATGATCCCCAAGACTTTTTAGGACGTCTCATTGGTGATGCACCATGGGTGCGTCACGCTGAAGCTAGTTTCTATCATGCCATTGATCACAACTACTTTGCCACAGACTTCCATATAGACTTATTTGCTGAAACATTCAGTTATGTTAACAAAGGATCACCTACCACATTATGGAAACATAATCTAATGGCAAAGAAAAAGATCGTACGCTCAGGTTGGCCTATGGAATATATGCCAGAGATGTTTGAACCGTATAAAGAAATTCCTAAACGTGATCTGATCATATTCCCGCATAGACTAGCACCTGAGAAACAAGTAGAAATATTCCGTGATTTAAAAGAATCGATGCCACAATATGAATTTATAGTGTGTCAAGACACACCTTTAAACAAGATACAATATCACATGCTACTAGCCAGTGCTAAGATCGTGTTTTCAGCTAACTTACAAGAAACATTGGGTATCAGCTGTTATGAAGGTGCGTTAGTAAATTCTATTCCGATGGTACCCGATCGTTTGTCATATAAAGAAATGTATGCTGAGATTTGGCGTTATCCTAGTGAGTGGACTGAATCATTTGAAAGTTATGCACAACATAAAGACAAACTCACAGCACAAATTGTTGAATATATAACCAACTACGACGAATACGCTAAACTTATTCCACAGCAGGCACGCAGTTTAGATCGAAACTTCTTTTCAGCAACTAATCTATTAGAAAATCTCAAATGACATTTGAAAAGATCGCAGAATTTGAATCTGCATTAGCCCAGTTCACTGGTGCTCCTTATGCTATCATGACTGATTGTTGTACACATGCTGTCGAACTTTGTCTACGCTATGATCGGATCACTCGCGTGCAATTCCCCTCACACACTTATCTCAGTATTCCAATGACCATGCACAAGTTGGATATCAGTTATGACTATACTGATAAACCATGGATTGGTGAATATCAATTCATAGGCACACGCATCTGGGACAGCGCCAGACTGCTTAAACAAGGTATGTATCGCACAGGACAATTACAATGCCTAAGTTTTGGTTACGGTAAACCACTTGAAATCGGTCGTGGTGGTGCTATACTAACTGATGATGTAGAAGTATACAACACACTGAAATATCAATCATATGATGGTCGCGACTTGTCTATTACCCCATGGGAAGATCAAAAGATATTTCGTGTTGGCTATCACTATCGCCCTACTATCGAAGAAGCTGTAAAAGGTTTGGAATTATTACCAAACGTAGATCAAGAACCTAAATATAAAGAGTATCCAGATCTTAGAAATATTACGATCATCGGTTGACTTAGACCTAAATAACAGTTATAATATTAACATATCCCAATCCACTGGGTTAACATCGGAGACATAAATGGAAGACAAAGTAATTAGCGAACGAATTCTCGAACGCATCCAATCAAATAAAGCCAGATATTGGGCTGGTGACAATATTTCAGAATATATCTTAGACAGCGAACGTGAAGAACTAGTAGATGAACTTACTGGAAAGTTTGAAGGTGTCTTAGATAGTTTGATCATCGATCGCCATACAGATCCAAATTCAAAAGGTACAGCACGTAGACTTGCTAAGATGTACTTGTATGAGATCATGGCTGGTAGATATGATCCAGCACCAGATGCTACAGCTTTTCCAAATGACAGTGAGGACAGATATGAAGGTATGTTGGTTGTTAGAAGTGAGCTTCGCAGTATGTGTAGCCATCATCATCAACCTGTTGCTGGTGTCGCATATATTGGGATTATCGCTGCCCAAAAACTTATTGGACTTAGCAAATATACTCGTAT